TCTATAGGCCCGTGAATACAGTCTACAGGGCAAACTGCTACACAGGCTGTATCGCAAGTACTAACGCAAGGTGATCCAATTATAAAACTCATTATACTTCTCTTTGATCTTCAAACGCAATAATATGCGGTCTCCAGGTTAATCTATATCCATTATCTCTAACCCAATCAAACATGACTGGATAAGACTTTTGTAATGCTGCTCGAGTATCCCCAGCAGGCATAAACCATACTTTATCCTTAGGTGCATCCAATTGCTCTATACAGTCCATAATCTCTTCTAATGCTCCTTCGTCTTTCCCGTCCCATACAGGCTTTAAATGGTAGTCTGAATGGTATGCAATGCTTTCTTTTATAGCAGGGTAATTAAGTCTAAACTTATTATGCTGCTTTATCATTTTCTCATCTGTAATCTTTCCTTCAGGAGTTTCGACACCGAGTACAGGTACCGAATTGCTGAACTTCGGACTGATTGAAAGTAGATTAATAGGATAATCAGTAGGTAGAAAATGGCTACCTTCATTCTCCATAGTAATGAAGATATTTCTTTCATTTGCTAAATGTGTTAATTCGTTTACTAGTTTCTTATGCATAGAAGGACTTCCTCCTGTTAACATCATTTCTGATATATGAGGATTATCGTCATATGCTTTTATAATATCATTAAATGAGTATTTTCCTTTTTCTGGATGTATAGAAGTATACCAGCTATCACACCATCCACCTTCTCCGAAATAACACCTATGAGTACAGCCAGTAGTCCTAATAACCACTGTAGGATAACCTGCTCTGGATCCTTCTGATTGTACTGCCGTGTATATTTCAACGATCGGTAAGTTTTTATCGTAATCTTCTATTCTACCTAGGCTCATATAATGCTGTGTTTTTACCGTGTTCTCTAAATTCAACTTTAGCTAGCTTTACCCTGCCGTCTGTCTCTTCTAACAAAAATGGATTAATTTTATTGTAGAGGTACTCTGCAAATTTCTCTGCTCCTACTGCTTCAATTACTCTTAGCTGAATAGTGCCGTTTCTATCTAATTTTTTGAAGTACCCGGCAAGTTGAGGATCATCTTCCGCAATTATAACCGTATGATCAAACATATAGTCCATCCATGCTTTAGGAGACATTCCGTCTATCGTAGCTTTAGCTCTTTTCATGCCTCCAAAGTCCCATACCCAGTTCCTATCATCTAATTCTCCTTCAAACCATAGTTTAAAAGATACTCCGTACCCATGTAAGAATCTACAGTGAGTAGTTTCTGCTTTCCATTGTCTAAAACAAGTACTAAACCCGTCAAAGACTTTTGTTGATTGAAATTTTCCCATAACTTATTTTTTAAACTAATTCTTCTATAATTCCTATTCCTTCACTTAATATAAGTAAACCTACTGCTAAATCTAAACTATAGCATAATGCAGCATAACCTAAAATACGGATAGCTGATTTAATAAATGAAATTGTTTGGTGTAATTTTGGATCTGGTACTTTCTGACCATTGATCTCAAGAGAGGCATTATTCTCTCTTTCTTCTCTATTATAGAGTTCTTGCATAACCTTTTTTTCTAATTTTTTCATAAGTGTTTTTAAAGTGGTACTACGACACTATAGTCATATATATATAATATAAGAACTTTTTATTTCATAAGCAACTCTATAATGGTAAAGTTGAACCTGTAATTACTACTTTCCAGTTATTTCCGTCATAGAAAGCTAATGTACTTCCAGTTACTGCTAATGATCCGGTATTTACATTAGTCGGTAAAGTTGCACTAGGAGTTAAATTAAGTAATGCTGAAGAGCTTACTACTGTCTCTAATGAATCTATTCTGCTTGATTCTATAGCAAAGGAACCTGTTATACTATTAATATTAGCATATCTAGCATCATAAGGAGTAAAGCCATATCTAGGATCACAGATACTAAATAACTGCACACTACTACTTATAATAATTTTTCCCTGTTTAGTTAAATACGTATTAGCTGCTGAGGATGAAAAATTTGTTAATTCAACATCTGAGGTATAATCAGTCAATAAGCCGTCTACTGTACTTTGTATTGAACTAGTAAAGGTTTCTATACTTGTTAACCTTTCACCATGTAAATACCTCTGTAGTTCATGGTCTTGAAGAATAATATTGGCAGAACCCGTATAATTATTTAATGCAGTAATATCAGATTGCAAGGAAGAGCTTAAGACTGCAAAAGAACTACTTAATACATAATCTGTCTGTAATGATGCGCTTAATTCTGTAAAAGAACCACTATTAGCATATCTAGCATCATAAGGAGTAAAACCGTATCTAGGATCACATACCTCAAATAACTGTGCACTACTACTAAGAATAATTTTTCCTGCTTTAGACAAGTAGGTATTAGCTGCTGAAGATGATAAATTTGTTAATTGTATATCAGATGCATATTCAGAGTCTAAGGAAGCAATTTGGCTAGCTAAAGAAGCTGAGGTAATTGAAAAAGCACCGGATATTGCATTCTTATGTGCTAAAGAACTAGTTGATGCATTAAGAGCTTCTACTGCTGTTGTTAATTGAGCATCGGTTGCAAATGTAGCATCTAACGAAGCACTAAAGTCTAAAAGTTGAGCGGTTTCTAAAGAAAGAGATTGTGATACTATATCGAGCTGTTCATCTGTAGCGTATGTAGCATCTAAAGAACTAGAAAAGTTTTCTAAGCTAGTTACTCTAGAAGATACTGCAGTTACATCAACGTCTGTTGCATATATATCATCTATTGAAGAACTAAAAGAATTTAACCTGCTTAATGAAGCAGATACATTGGTATGACCAATGATATTTAAAGACCCACTTATTGTTAAGTCTCCCATTGATCCGGAAATTACATTTCCTTTACCGTCTTGTAAGATTGCACCGTCTACCTGTACAAGTCGTTGGTAGGTTTGATTTATTCTCGTGTCCTTGAAATTCGCCATAGTAAGAGTATATTATATAAATAGTACTAGAAATTCTTATAACTAAACGGATCCCTTTTTTTCAACTCCTTAATTTTCTTATTGTAGAGTTTATTCTTTTTATAGGTAGTATACCAGTTCTTTATGTAGTTGAATATTTTCATTTTTTTAATACTAAATAATTTCCTAATACCAAGTAATCTATATCACTGTTGAGAAATCTTTTGATTGCTTGGTTAGGTGTTCTTGTTATTGTTTCGTCTTTTAAGTTAAAAGAGGTATTCAGTAGAACTCCATGTCCTGATAGTCTCTTAAAAGCATCTAACAATAAATAGTACCTTTCATTTTGTTTCTTACTAACAGACTGTACTCTTGCTGTACCATCTATATGAGTAGCTGATGGAAATTTATTTAAAGAGCCATTCTTTACCTTTACTACCTGGTTCATATACGGTATTTTGTCTTTAGTAAGAAAGTATTTAGTTGTATCTTCTTCAATGACAGAAGGAGCGAAAGGTCTAAAACCTTCTCTTTTTTTAATTACTAAATTTAACTTTTCACGCATTTTAGGGTTATAAGGTGAAGCTAAAATACTCCTATTACCTAATGCTCTAGCGCCAAATTCCATTCTATCTTGGAACCATGCTACTATCTTATCTGAGTACAGTAATTTAGCAACTCTATTCATTAGTTTTTCTTCAGCAAATTCTATAAAATCTACTTTGTCTGAATTAGCTAAAATCTGGTCTAGATATTCCTCTTTTGTGTAACTATTACCTAAGTAAGGAGAAACATTATCTTTAATCGGGCCTCTGTAATTATTTAAACATGCTCCTATTGCAGAACCAGCATCAGAAGGGGCAAATGGTATGTGTATATTATTATAGTGTTTATATGCTTTGTAATTAGCAACACCGTTATAAGCACATCCTCCTCCTAAACATAAATTATCGCTTTTACCTATCAGTTTCATTTTATGTACAAACTCTAAGAAAAAATATTCATACACTGCTTGAATTGAAGCTGCTAAGTCCTTATGATCTTGAGTAACCTCTTCTTCTGGAAGTCTAGGTGATAGGTTTAAAAGTTTTGCAAGCTTAGAATTAAACATTATCTTATCTGTATATTCCCAAGTGTAAAACTTCTGGTTTACTTTAAAACCTGTTAACTCTATCGTGCTTTTAAGTAAATCAAAATATTTTCCAGGGTTACCATAAGGTGCTAATCCCATCACTTTATATTCCCCTTCATTAGGTTTAAACCCAAGAAATGCAGTCATAGTTGAATAAAACATACCTAGTGAATTTGGAAACTTATAAGAATGTTTTAATTTTAGTTCTTTTCCTTCACCTTTCCAGAAAGATACTGTTTGCCATTCTCCTACTCCGTCTACTACTAGTATATCTGCTGATTTATATGGGGAAGTAAAGAACGAAAAAGCAGCATGAGATTCATGATGAGGGGTATAGCTAATTTTACCCTTATACCCTAAATCAAAAAGTAACCTTTTAGGTTTATTTTTTGCGAACTCTTTTCTAAATCTTTTCTTAGTAAAAAAGGTACGTAATGGGTGTTTGCTAAATATCTTCTCTACCCTATCTCTTTTTAAAGCAGGATCTTCGTACCAGCATACTTCAGAAATATCATCTATACTAGTATTAGTGCTTTCTAAACAGTATTTAATAGCGTTTAAAGGAAACGAACTATCGTGCTTTAATTCAGTAAATCTTTCTTCTTCTGCTGCTGCTATTACTTTACCATTTTCAACTATACAAGCTGCAGAATCATGGTAAAATGCTGATATACCTAATTGTATCATATTATGCTTCTATTGTTTGTGTCTTTTCTCAATCTATTATTAGGATTAGTACGTTCTACGTAAAGTTTCTCATTAAATCCATTTATATCTCTTATTTCGCCAAGTTGTTTTAATCTTATTGAACTATAAGAACTGAACACATCTTCATACCAAGTAATATCAGTATTTAAATCTAACGATAAAAGTTCTATTTTAGTTTTTTCATTAACGTAAAAATTTATTTTAGCATCGATTTCTTCTTGAGAAACTTTATAATCAGAACTATACTGTGTCTGAAAATCATTCTTTCCGGATAGTTTAGATCTTTTTTGTGCTATAGCATAGCTCATTGCTTGTGCATTTACATCTCTTCTGCTTAAAATTATAACGTGTTTAAACTGCTTTGCAAAATTAAGAAAATAGCTATAAGCATCAGTTGTCTCAGGGTATTGGTGAGTCATACATTTTACTACCAACTTATCGTCTTTTCCTATATTATCAAAATCTATATCTGAGTAATCTAAGTGAGGAGGAGATAGGAATAGAGGATGCTTAAAAATAGGATTTAAAGGTTCATGTACTCCTCTATACCCTATACATCTAGCTAAGGTAGTCAATAATGCTGTTGATCCTGATCTTGGATTTGTAATTATAAGTATACTCATACCTTATTATATATTGTGGAGAATATCGGAGTCGAACCGATGACCTCCTGCGTGCAAGGCAGGCGCTCTAGCCAGCTGAGCTAATCCCCCTACCTGCTAAATAGTGCGGTTTCTTCTTACTCCGTCCCACTTAGCTTTCCTAGAATTACCCAGCATAGCGTATCTACTTATTCTCTGATTGACATTTGATCTTTCAGAATTTAACTGGGTATTCCCGTTAGTTGATTGGTCTCGATTATGCATATTCTGCTAGTAATTTTGCTACATGTGTTTTCGCAACTTCATAATCAACTGGTCCAGTTTCGTCTTCATATTGAACGGGATCATTAACACCCAAATCAATGAATGCTTCAATACGTTCAACTGATGAAGCGCTTTTGTAGTCAGAGTTTCCACTTGGATATGGTTTGTACGAGGTATTCGTTCTTTTGTATACTTCGTTAAAATCCAATTCCAATTCTTTAATGAGTTTCTGTCCATCTTTTAAGATTCCTAGTTTATCTGTATCTAAATAAGGAGTAAAATACCCTACTTTCTCAGCTTCCCAATTACCTAATCTAAAGGCATTATCGTCAGCATCTCTAAACTCTTGTCTACAGTCAGGATAGATTGCATGATCACCAGCATGAATTCCTAATGCGATATCTGTATCGTTACCATTAGATGTAGCTGCTGATAATGCTACTGCTTGTACTAAAGAAGCAAATATCTTGTTCCTATTAGGTACTACTGTAGCTTTCATGTTATCTTCTTCATAATGACCTTCCGGTACATCTTCTCCTCCTTCAGTTAGTGCTGAATTTAGTAAGTTAACTAAACCGTCTAGTTTAATAACTTGATAGTTAATCTTGCAACCTCCGAAACATTCGTTATCAGAAGGGCAAGTCTCATTAATATAATTTACTAATGATTGTGCTCTTTCTAGCTCAACTCTATGCTTCTGACCGTAATCAAAAGATATAGCAGTTACTTGATCGTACTCTTTTAAACATCTGAGTAATAATGTAGAGGAGTCCATCCCTCCGCTTAGACTTACAACAACATTTTTTGCCATCTTAATTATATTTAAAAATTGCCAGGTATTAAAAACGTATAGGCGAACGTTATTCTAATATAGAAGATAAGGAATTTCCTATTGTCTTCCAACGGTCTGCATATTCTTTTAATGAATATACTTTTTTATTAGGGTCTCCATTAAGTAATTCTCTTGCAACTGTTTTCAGTGCTGCTCCAAAATTACCTGGGTAAGAGACTGTCTTAATGTAAGGAGTATCGTTGTCTCCTTTAATAACTCTTTCATAAACTGTAAATCCACCACTAGCAGATTTAGAGATGAAAAATGGTTCCATAACAGGATCTTTTACGATCGTATCTGTAGAGGGTATTGAATCTGGTTTTCGTAACATATTAAAATAAAATTAATTCTTTAAGGTTTTGTGAAGTCTGAAGTCCTACATGTTTCGATGTATCTCCGTTTTCTTGAATAATGACTGTAGTAGGTACAGATCTAACTTGATACTCAGCTGCTAAGCCTTTTGTATCACTATCAATATCTACTTCAATGTATTCTACTCCGTCTGTGATTTCTTCTTTGACCTTGTTCCATACCGGAGCGTAAGATCTACATGGTCCGCACCATGAAGCACTAAACTTAATTGCTTTTTTTGCCATATCTATTTTTCTTTTTGTAATGATCTGCTTTAGAAAATTTAGAAGTACGTTTACCTTCTTGTACAGGAGCACCTTTCTTAAAGGTTACTAACCATTCTTTTAATTGTGTAATTCTTTGCTTTGCGCTGTTTTTTGACATATAACTATTTGTTTTATTATAAGATACGAAAATCCTTTCGTAAAACCAACTTTAGTAGTAATTATCTCCCAGTTGAGTCTGTACATACCAAGTGGTGGTATCATCAAAATCATTGATAGAAATAGTAACAGGATTATTATTAGATAAAGCAGATCCTGTAAAAGCGGCATTTGAGTACCAAGCGGAGAATTCGTAAGGATAATTCACAGTTGCCGTAAGGGTCAGTGTCGGATGAAGAGCAAAGTTCTGTCTGTTAGTAGTAGGTATTGCAGAAGTTCTTTCAATTGTTCCTAACACATTAACGGTACTATAATCTCCAGGATATACATCGTAGAATCGTACATTACTAGTAGCTTCCCCTAGAGATCCTGAACCTATATTTGTACATAAGGTAAGGTTTTTGATAAAAAACTGATTAATATCATCTTCTACTTGAAATTGTAGTCCCTTAAATAAATCTACTCCAGTAAATATACCACTTGATGAAACACTACTAGTAAGTAAGTTACTAGCGGTAATAGCAGTGTGGTATATTTCTAATTCATGCATATCTGCAGAATTGACCGTATTTTGAAGTTTAACTGTTTTCATTACTTATAAATAGTTAGCCATCACAACTTAAGCAATCTAAAGATGTTCTAGAACCTATATCTCCATTAATCACAGAATCTGTTCTTAAATAATATAGTGTTTTTACTCCAAATCTCCATGCTGCTTGATGGACTTCATTAATAAATTTAGGTGAATCTGTAGGATCAAAAGCTAAATTTAGTGATTGTGTTTGATCAATATATTTCTGTCTAGCACCTGCTTGTTCAACCAAAGCTAATTGGTTAATTTCTGCAAATGTTAAAAATATTGGTTTATCGTCCGCTGGCATAACATCTTCAGGTAGATTAGCGATGCTTCCTCTATCTTTCATGATCTGATCCCATACTTCTTCAGTATTAGCTCCTTTATCTGCAAGGTACGTTTCTAAAGCAGGGTTTTTTCTGATAAATGTGCCTTTAGCAGAGTTAAATGTATATACGTTAGCTGGTACAGGTTCAATGCCGGCAGATACTCCTCCAGCTATTGTACTATTTGATACTGTTGGAGCAATAGCCATTACGTGAGTGTTTCTCATTCCTGTTCCTTTACACCAAACTGGTTCTCCATACTCTATAGCTAATTGTCTTGAAGCTGCTTCAGCTTTAGTTCTAATATCCGAAAATATTTGGTGAGTAAGTGATGTTGCTGCAATAGAAGTGAATGGAATCTTTTCGTTTTGTAGTAGTGTATGCCATCCTAAAACTCCTAATCCAATTGCTCTACCTTTTTTAGCAGATCTATGAGCTCTAATTAAAGAATCTCTACCAGAAGTTTTAGCTAAGAACTCTTCTAATACTCCGTCTAGAAAATAAATTGAAGTTTCAATTAAATCGCTATTTTTCCATTCGTGCCATTTACTTAAATTAACAGAAGAAAGACAGCAAATAAAACTATGTTCTTCGTCTGTATGTAAAGTAATCTCAGAACAGATATTAGTCATACTAACATCCAGGTTGTTCTTTTTATATGCAGGTGGATTAGCATTATTAACTGTATCCTTATACATAATATAAGGCTCTCCAGTCTCCACTCTAGACTTTAGTATTTTAACCCATAATCCCATTGCATCAGCGTCTCTATGCTCTAGTTTTTGCATAAAGTTATCATCCACTACAACGCATTGATGTAGGTTTAGACACTGTCTATTTGGGTCTCCTTTAGGTCTACGTATCTCCAGGTATTCTTCTATATCTGGGTGATTAATATCGAGATTAACAGAGGCTGCTCCTCTTCTTACTGCTCCTTGATTAGTAGCAATAATAGTTGAGTCATAAATCTTAGCCCATGGCACAACTCCTTCAGAGCTTCCCATAGAACCGTCTCCTATTTTCTCTTCTCTTCCTCTTATCTTAGAAAGCCCGATTCCTACTCCTCCACCTAAAGAGGTCAATCTCATGAGTTCAGCATTGGTTAACCCAATTCCTCGTATACTGTCGGGGGTATCGATTCCGAAACATGAGATTGGTAATCCTCTGTCAGTTCCTGTGTTTGAAAGTACAGGAGAGGCTAAGTTCAACCATCCTTTCCAAATGTACCTAAAGAATTTATTCTCTAGATCCGGACGGTCTAATCTTTTAGCTATTGTAGAAGCGACTCTTCTATATGCTTTTTTTGGTGTTTCACCCGGGAGCATATATCCTTTTGAGATAGTTGCAAGTGAAACATCATTCATCCATTCTGGGTAATCTTTTCCAGCTTCCCAATTGCTGGTATCTACTATTATGCTCATAACTTATATATTAAAATGCTGCTGACCAGTCTAAATGTCCTTTACTATAATTTGTAACTCTACTTGCAAAGAAATCTGTTTGTTGTTTACCTGCAATAACTGCGTCAAACCATTTCATAGTCTTCAATGCTCCTTTATCTATATCTTCTGATGCTACTATAGGTGAAAGACCTAAATCTGCCATCTTAGTATTTACTCTATGCTTAATAAAGTTTTTTAATTCGTTTTTAGTTAGGTTCTCTAAATCACCCATTTCGAATATCTTATCAATAAAATCAAACTCTAATTGTAAAGCATTTTTTGCTGCTTCTTCAATATCCTGTATTAAAGCATCAGTTTTAAACTCAGGATGTTCCTTCATTAATGTCCTGAATAACCAACATCCTGCTTCAGAGTGTAGAGACTCATCTCGTACAGACCATTCAACGATCTGCCCTACTCCTTTAAGTTTGTTTCTCATCTTAAACGACAAAAGAACTGCGAAGGAACTAAATAAGTTAACACCTTCCGTAAACGCGGAAAAAATTGCAAGAGACTTAGCTCTATCGTGCCAATTAGGTTCTCCATTATGACCATCTCTGACATTCATAAGGTTTTCAATCTTAGCCATTGTAGCTTCATCCTCCATAAACTCAGCAAAGTTATCTAAACCTAGTTGTTCATTTAATAGTGAGTAAGCTTCTGCATGGATAGTTTCACTAGACCCAAGAGTCGTTCCCATCATGATAATCTCCGGTTTTCTAAACCATTTAGTGACTAGTGTTGACCAATAGTCATTAACAACAGTCTCAGTTTGTGCAAATCCTTTAAGTATCCCACCTACAACATTTTTTTCATGTGCTTTTAGGTTAGATTTCCAGTCAGTAACATCTTGCGACATTGGTACTTCAGTATGAAGCCAGTGTGCTTGTTGTTGCTTTAACCAGTAATCGTATGCTTTAGGGTATTCAAAAGGCTTGTACACAACTCTTTCTTCTAGTAAACTCATATATCTTTATATATTATTGGTATTGTTAGACAAAAACACCCGGCGGACTATGTCTTTCGGGCATGGTAATAAATAGAATATATATTTACTATTCATCACCAAATTAGTTAAATTTTATCAAAAATTTTATTTACAGTAGCTCTATCAACTGTGAAGTTACTATCTCCTCCTGGCTCAATTAAATCTGAAGGATCTACTTTACCTTCAAACTCTATATGACCATTATTCGTATCCATTTTAACATTATAGGTCATTCCGTCTTGACCGTATCTGTTTTTCATAACATGGACTCTCCCGGTACCGAGTACCTTATCTTCTTTTTGCCTAGATAAAGATAAACAAATATCTGCTACCATCATCTTATCATACGAACCAGCTGCTTTATCACCTTCGATTACTGAATCTTTAGCTCCCATTCTGTTTACCTGTGAAGGTGTAATGATTGGTATCTTTAATTCTTTAGCTAATCCTTTAGTAGCAATAAATACGTCGTCTATTTCATCTTTACGTTCAGCAAACTTAGAACCTCTAGAAGGTGCTCTTAAGTAATCAACATAATCAATTATGACTAGGTCTGGTTTATGATCCATATCAGCACACTTCTGTATATGTGATCTTATACTACCTACTGAAGCTGATTTCGGTGCATACTCTTTAACAATTAACGCTCCTTTAAGGCCGTCAACGTGTGTCTGAACTTCTTTACGGTGGTTATTAACTTCATCAATAGAGTGCCCTGTAAAATAACAGTCAAATCTCTTACCGACGTAATCTTCTCCGAGTTCCAAAGTATAATAGTTGACTTTATAGCCCATCTTAACAGCATGAGCAGCCATAGCAACACAAGTCCAAGACTTACCACCTCCCGGATTACCAAATATAATAGCCAAGTCACCAGGTCCAAATCCTCCCTGTAGTCCATCATTAAGGATAGGCCAAGGACTAGGAATAGTAGGACGATAGTCAGTTCTGTAACGAGTTTCAACGTCTTTATTGTATTCATGTCCGATATTTTTATCCATACCAGCTTTCATAGCTTTCTCAATCATGTTTCTGATACCATCAAAATCATGTTCTTTAAGCAAGTCGGCTGAGTTAAGTATTGCAGATTTCATTTCTTGATTCTTACAGAACGTTTGAAACTCTTCTTGTACATACTCTAAATCATCTTGAGAAGCCTCGTATGAGTTTCTTAATTCTTCTTTAAGAGCTACTTGAAGTACTTCGTTTTCTAATTTCTGAAGTTCTACTTTAAGTACATCCATTGTAATGTTAGTATGATACTTATCGAAATATTTAACAATTTCGTTAATTATCCATTTATGGGAATCTGCATCAAAATAAAAATCGTGAAGTACGTCTCTAACGTTAAGTAGAAAACTTTTGTCTGTAAGTAATGATCCAAGTACTTTTAATTGGAACCCCTTCCCGTATTGTTGTAAGCTCTTTAATGTCATCTATAACCTTGTTTGTTTAATTAATATATGATTTATTTGTTTAATAACCAACTACTAGATTGAATTTTATCCCCTAATCCGTCAATTAATTCTATACCGTACTGTTCACAGATTTTTCTTTCTGGAATAGTACTATTATTTTGATCTCCTCCGTTTGCAAATGCTAGTTTATACGTTTCGTGAAACTTGCTGAACATAAGTTTTAAGGTATCGTTTTGAGTACTGTCTTCGTCCACTGAAATCCAAGCCATATCTACTACTGTAAGAGCTCTTATGATCTGTACTCTTTCTGCTTCATCCATAAAAAACGATGAACCTTTTATTTCCCTCTGTTTATCATTATTAACGATAACTATTAAAGCGTCACCAGCTTCTTTAGCTTTATCAAATAACTCTAAGTGTCCTTTATGTAAGGGATTGAAATATCCGCTGACTATTATTGCTTTCTTCATGACCTAACTGTTAACCCTCTAAAATTCTCTAACCAACCTTCTGTATTTTTAGTAATACCTTCAATTTTATCCTTTTCTAATAGTCTAAGAAATGCTCCAGTCTGCAAGTCAGGTACAGGGCTCTTAATAGTATCTACTACGAATGATTTTTCTTTCTCGTCTAAGTCAGATACATTTAGATCCATTAGTTTATAGTTTGTTTCGACTCTATCCCACTCAGTGATGATTTTAGGAAATATCTTTTTAAACTTTTTCTCTTCTAATTTAGCAGCGCATACATTATATACGTACTCCAAAGTAGTTCCGGGCTTATTTACCAGGTCTGGAAATTCAGATATAATAGTTTTTATACCTAATCCTTTAACTCCTGCTAAATTATCTGAATTGTCTCCTAGTAATGCTTTAACTACGTTGTAATTCTCTGGTAATACCTTAAGTTCATCGAATATATTACTCTCTGTAAAGGTTTTCTTTTTAACCGGTGCATACACTTCGATTGTATCGTCTACTAGTTGTAAGAAGTCTTTATCAGAAGAAATAATAGTACATTTCTTAACATCACTCATAGATGCTCTCTTTGCAATATATGCTATAATATCATCCGCTTCTAACTTCTCCATCTGCAATTGCTGTACTGGTAAGCATTCTAGATAATCTTGAGTCCTATAAAGTTGCCCTATTAAAGCTTCCATTTCTTCAGCCTTACTATCGTAAAGTCCCCAGTGAGTAATTCTAGATGTTGCCCTCTGAGCTTTATAATTAGGATCTATATTTTTTCTATTAGCTGAACCTCCTTTACCGTCCCATACTATCATAACTCTAGTAGGATCGAATATCCTAGTTACGTAGCCTAAAGAACGAAGAAACCCTACCAAGCCACCTACATGGTGACCTGATGGGTTCATCGCTTTGAGCAATGAGAAACTACGAATAAGCATATTCATAGCATCTATGACCAGGATATGGTCATTCAACGCTCGGGGTGGGGTCTCTTTTAAATTGTTGAGTATGTTTTCGTATGCCATTAATCGAGTAAGTTAGGAGAGATTGGTGTTTCTTCTAAATCTCCTTCCTCGATCAGGTCAAAGTCTACGGAACCGACTAGTTTTAACCAGTGTTCTTTATGAGCATCTCTATACTTATCAATAGCTTTTTTATCGTCTTCGATAAATCCATGCGATGTCATTACAACTCTACCTCTAGACTGCACTCCTCCAATATGGTTCTTCTCTATCTGAATATTAGTTCTTTTAGCGAATTCTACTTGAAGTCCGTTCTTTACAGCTTTAATCTTAGAAGTACCCGGGTTAGTAATATTACCAAAAGTAACAACTAATGTAGCATCATACCACATTGACATTCCTCCTTTATTCTGTAATTTAGGTTGACCCATAGGGTGTTCTGGTTTCATAGTCCATACCTTATTAATAGCAACTAACGTGTTAGTATAAGGTGAGTTCTCTTTTCTAGATAATAGTATCTTTTGATTAAGATTATTACCAAATTGAGTAGACATAGCCCCTGCATTCCATTCGTTATTATTCTTATTAGAACGAACTGATAAATCACAAGGTATAGAGCCGATAGAATCCCAGAAGAAGCACATATCATAAGGTAGGTTACCTTTCGCTTGTTCGTCCATTAGGTCAGCCATATAAACTGCTACTTCTTCAATAGTATTTAATGAACCTCTGTCAGCATATAAAAAGTGACCTTCATAATCTACTACTGTACCATTAGCGTCTTTGATTTCTTCAATCTGTAATCCCATCTCTTTAGCGTGATCCCATGACCATTTCATCTCTGATATAATAAACACAGGCAGTATGCCCTTTTTCTGGGCATTAACTGCAGCTTCTAATAGGGCAGTTGTTTTGCCCGTATCACTGTGTCCTCTTAGTAGAGTTATATGTCCGGTTGGAATACCGGGTAGAGATGTTATGTCTTGGAACGCTTTCGACAGTGGAATCCATCCCTGTTCCTTGAATTTAACAGAAGCATTTGAGAATCCTTTCTTTTTCTTAAAGTTTCCTAAGTTAAACCCTTTCTTGACTGCCGCAGATGCGGCTTCTTGTACTGCTTTTTTCTTTGCCATAAATATTACTCGTTAAATAGGTCGTCAAATTTACTAACTGTATCTTTATTGCCAGCAGTAGCTGTTTCTAAAGTAAAGTCAGTCTTTTGAGGACTAGAGCTTTCTGGCGGTGTTTCAGATCCTGCAGCTGGAGCATTCTCCTCTACTGAACCTGGGTTTAAGTAGTTTTGTAGTTGTTTCTTAATAAAGTCGTAATCATACTGAGTATGTACTTCGACCGGATTAGGTTGTTCTTTCAACCACGTATCTACTTGTACATTATCATTAGATAACGGTGTTTGTTTAGGTTTAATTCTTACTGAAGTAGTAGGGTAAGGATTTCCAGGTTGTTGTTCAACTACCATATCCCATCCGTTAATAACGTCTGTAAAATCTCCTACGTCTTCATCTTCGGCTAAAGCAAGTAACGCTTTATAGATAGTAACTCCGAAGCCCCATAGTCTAACTCCTTTGTCTTCTTCTCCTCTTACAATTACAGGAGCGAATACTCTAGTCTTAGGGTTAATTTTACCAGATAATGACCAATTGTCTTTATCATTTGTTTTTCTAAGTTCTTTTACGAACTCTTCAATTGGATCTTGTTTACCGAAGTTAGATAAAGCTACCATTGGATACTTACCAATACCATAGTGGAATTTTAATTCCTTAAATGGAAAAGTAGGATCGAAATGAGACGGTACAATACGTACAGTCTGTTTACCTTGTTCAGGTTTCCAAAAGATTTTTGAATAGTCAGTTTTTTCTCTTTCCTGACCGTTGTTGTTTAAGGCAGATAGTTTAGCCTTGATTGCATTGATGTCCATATAACTAATTTATTAAATTTATAACTCTATATATACCAATATAAGAACTTATTTTTAGTTCTCCAACTCTATTATACGAAAAAGTTTGGTATTTACTCTTTTTAATTCTGGACCTTTGGTTAACAGTATGCAATTTCTGTAATCCGTCCAGTTAACTCTAAAACTTTTATCTAATACTCCGTCATTTAACTCCTTAACTAGAGTATTCAGTGCATTGATTGTGTAAAGTGTGTTTGATTCTTTCTTTCTATGTACTAGTATTGTATTCTCTAGAAATGTAGACACATTGCCGTAGTCGACGTTATAGGTACATATGTACTCATCCTGGCTTTTTGAATATAGGACAAAGATCTTGTTATAGATGATTTTATACCTTTCCTGTATTTCTTTTAATGTGCTCTCTAATTCTCCTTCTGTAGAAAAAGTACAAAATAATTTGTTGCTCATATCTTCGTTTAAACTAATTTCGTCAATATCGTAGTCGAATTGACGCTCCTCTGTAACATTTGTCATTTTATATAAATATAAGTTAGTATCATAAAACCAGATTCTTTGAGAACTTGAATTTTACTGGGTATTTCCCGTTTTCAGATAGTATTTGTTCTAAGTCGTTTAATAGGTCCTTTCCGTCTTCCTTAGAAAAGTCGAAAAGAATTGAATCGTATGTATAAAGTACAGCTTTAGATTTTTTACCCTGTAGGTATTTAAAGACTGCTTTAAGTATATTAATATTTCTAGAAGTTTCTAATGATTGCATAACATAATTCATTAACTTCTGTGGGTTCATTCCCTTGAGCGAGCTTGTGAAAGGCTTTCCACTAATTGGTGCCAGGACTTCTCCGTCATCTTTGTATCGTTTCCATAACTCTTTGATATAATCATCAATTCTTGTAAAGATTTCAAGGAAAGCATACTTTTCTGGTATCTTTCCATAAATTGCGTGAAAGTTAATTTGTTTAGCTTGGTCATATTCTTCTTCTGTTATATGTTCTTTATTAAAGTATTGGGTAGCTAGTTGCTTATGAGCTGATGCTTCGGTAAGTTTATACCCAATTTGCTCACAAAGTAAGCGCAAATGATAACCGTCAAAATCAAACTCAACAAAGTAATCACCGGTCGGTCGAAAGGTCTTTCTATGCTCGGGAGTCTTAGGTATAGCAGCAAAATTAACAGAATTAAAAGCATTAGTAGGTCTAGAAGTAGCATTGTATAAATTGTATGAAGTTAGTACTGTGTTATTATCTGTGTTGTATAGTGGGTTTCTAGGGGTAAATATTTTATTAAACTCATCATAATATACTCCTAAACCTCCGTGCTCTAGTAAATAGAAAACATTAGTAGCAGTTTTATTATAAAAATCAAAGCCATTAGGTATTGCAATATTCAATACTGGTTTAATTTGCTTATATATATTTTCATTAGCTTCGTAAAGCTTAGAAATAGGAATTAACTTATTTACCTCTTTATGTTTCTGAAATTTATTATAAAAGTAGTTTAGTGAGCTATTCTCTTTAGTGTACTCTAACTTATCGTATTTTGTCATAGCATAAAGCAATGAAATATCTATAGCTTCCTGTAGATTAAAGTGATAGAGCAGCTCTTTCTTATTTAATGTATACAGTGTGTTTGCTTTCAGAAGAAGTTGGTAGACCCGTTCTTTATCTACGTTTAATCCTTCTGGGTGATCTATAGGAATGATGTATCCGTAATCGGATTTCAGTAATCTTATGTAGACTGCTATTGATGAAGTAAGCTTTGGATGGTATAAGTCATTAGTTGATACTACATTTACGTAGCAACCTAATCTAACTAGATTCTCTATTGACTGTAATTTACTCTCTTCTTCTACTATATAAAACACTTGTGTATAACCTTTAATTATACTTAAATATAAGCATTTAAAAGGTAAGAGACAACTTTTACTTAACGAATTTACCTAAATCTTTGATATACTTATCTAAACCTTTAATAGTATTGGTAGCTGCTGCTACTGATTTAGCATTTCTATGTTTAGCACCAAGGTACATATACCCTCTATATTCTGTATTTTCTGAGGGACCTTCTAAGTACCATTCTAAAGATACTGTAATACTTCCTGGTATTTTTTTAAGTCTGTTAACTTCTTCTGAAGTGATTTCCATAATCCTTTCAGACCTTAAATCTTTAGCAAAATGTCGAGTAAAAAATTTATTCTTATAATCTGCTTCTTTAGGTTCAATAAATGCTTGTAACGGTCCTATATGTTTATTTTTATTCTCTTCTTTTTCTAAATGAACTTTTTTAAGAATTAACTCATACTTAGCCTCTTGAGGTGTTGCACCGTTGAAGTATTGATTCTTGTACGTAATTATATATTCCCCTCTATACGGCTTTAGAGTAGACTTGACCAAAAGTTCTTCATCTCCTCCTGTTGCTGTAAATGGTCCTTTATATTTTGATTTTGGTAAAAACATTATATTATCTGTACTTGTGCTTCTAAGCTAGTTATCCATGATCCTCCGTCTATAGAGTGGCTTATATTTGTTACCATAAAAACTACTTCTGCGTCTTTATATGAATCAGGTAAATTATCATATGGTAATTTAAAAAATTGAAGCATTTTTACTCCTCCAATTCCTTTCATTACTAAACTGATATTACCGGGTATTGCGAAGCCGGTGTGTTTCTCTTCGCTATGTAGTTTCTCTGATATTTTAATCTGTTGGTCATCAGAGGCTGCGTATTTTATTTTTTCAACCGTATCCCTTATATAGGATTTTTTGCTGAATAATTGATCATACTGTTCTTCAACAGATTTCTTTTGTGCTGGTGCATCTGAAGTTTGTCCACTTATTGTTTCTAGCGGTTTATCTTCTCCGAATCTATCTGTTATGCCTTTATTGTACGCTGAGACTCCTCTATGTAAGCTTTCAGCAGCATCTGTTCCGGAAAGAACAGCTTGAGTAGTCATTGCGTTTAAAGTAGCTTGATCGATACTTGTGTTAAAACTAAATGACTGAACATAAGACTTTTTTCCTAAAGCTTGTAATATTGTTTCTTGATCTTTTATAGAAGAATCTATTGGTAATTGTCTGTCTCTTACTGACGTAGGTCCTAATTCTTTATCTAAATAAAAATCGTTATATAGAGTAAAATCATTTACACCTCCCATTGCAGTTCGAAGACCAAGTAATAATACATCTAAAAAAGTAGCGATTGTGGGTTTAGCATCAGGATCTTTTTGGATATCTTTTGCTACGTTGTATACGTATTCTGTATTAATCCATACATCTAGTAAGTCCCCTTTAAAAGCTGATGTATCTCTAAATCCACTCAGTGCAGCAGTTTCTATAGGAGTAGAAGCGCTCTGTCCTGGTAGTAAACATACATGAGGATCTACGCTGTAGTGATTATCATATGTTACGTATAGGTTTCTTTCGCTTTTTACACAAAACTTTCCTTCTGGATCTTTCTCTCCTTCGTACTTTGGTAAGAAAAAATAATTCATACATCCAAAAATAAATCTAAAAGGAATATAAGTAAATTTTAAATTTTCAGATTGCTTGAAATCTAATTTATATACTTCTAATTTAAATCCATCTCCAATCTGTGAGCATATATCATCAACAAATTTTTTGACTTTTCTTTTCTTTAAACCTTTATCTATTCTTTCTTGGTCTGCTTTTATAGGGATTAGTTTGTCTTCTGACTGTCTTCCTCTACCAGCTGTTTCTGTAATAGTTTTTAATATGGTAGTAAAAGAACCTTCTAATTTATCTGCATTATCAAATTCTAGTCCTTTATCTGCTTCGCCGTCAGGATTTGTATCTTTATCTGTACCTACTTTAAACATACGAGCTTGGGTTTCTGATAATCCTCCCATTCCCAATGCTTGAACAGTTATATTGTACTCTCCATTGTCATACCCCCATTCATAGTTCATTATAGTCCCAATCATATAATCGTAGTTATGTTGAGAGTCATATATTAACTGTCCTCCTGCTTCTTTTATTTTAGCTATTGGTTTTTCTTTGCCGAATACAATATCATCTGAAATAGTTTTTGGGGTATATACTTTACCCCCGCTATTGTCAACATAAACTGAATGTCCCCATTCAAAAAGAAGTTTGAACCCTGGTCTCATATATAGTTTTTCTAATACACTAAAATGTTCCACAGAGAAACATTTAATATTTAAATCAACCATTCTTAATAAACCTTCTGCTCCTTGAGTTTGAATATCAAAGGAAGTAATACCGGGTTGAGGTACTATTCCCTCTTTTTGAAATGTGTATGCATTGTCTGAAGTTTCAAAGTCTTCTCCTTTGAAGTTAATACCTTTACGGGCTTTTCCTGCTGATAATTTATCGTCTGCTCCTTTTGTTCTGACTAAAGTTCCACCTAAAAGTTGGTATT